TCAAACATACAGTTCTATGAGGCGGCTACTAGGACAGGACCTTTAGGTCTTACCAAAAAACAGGTGAAGTTTACAGAGCTTTGTGTCGCCACTGATGATCCTGTTTATGCCCTGATAGAGGCAGGTTATGCCCCCGTATATGCACATGACGGCAGTGGTAGGGTAGACAGAACAAGAACAGGCAGGAGAGCACAGCAGTATCTTGTTAATCCTAAAATAAAATCTTATAGAAGATTTCTACAGGGAAAAGAACAAGAACCTTTAGCTAAAAAACCAGTTACGAATAAAGATTACTTTGTTGGTCTAACACAAAAACAAAATAAGCTACAAGACCCTGATCATTACATTTATCTGATTATGTGTGGTAAATTTACAAAAATGAACGACTGCCTTATAAAAATAGGAATGACTAAAGATGTGCAAGGACGGCGTAAAACTTTGCAAGCGTCTAATCCTCATACCTTGCTGGTGGTTGGTTTATCTCAACCTTGCTCACAAAAAGTAGCAAGATACGTTGAACAGCTTTTACATTTACATTATGCTAAGTGTCTTGAGCGAGGAGAATGGTTTAGTCTACCAGTAGAACAAGTGAAGTGGCTGACAAATAAAGTACTCAACCAACACATCAGTGAAACAGTCCAGATGCTAACAAAGATGGAACCATATAATAGCATGTCTAGTAAAGTGTATGATTATTTGTTGACAAGCTAACCTAGGCAAGTGTATAAACTGCCTACTACTTAACCCCAACCAAGGAGGATCAGATACATGATCATCATCAACCCCACCAACCCTCCCCGCACCGAGTGGGTGCGTAGGTCCCACGATAAAAAGTGGATCAAATGGGTGGAGAAACCTATCTCCTCCCTTAATACGGATGAGCCTGTGACGCAGGTCTCTCCCGTCTCTAAAACCGGGGAGCAATGGCTCCATGACCACTACACCTGGGTCATTGAAGATGTGGTGGAACGCCGCCGAAAGAAGCGGGGAAAGAAATGAGCACACTCCCTCACCCCCGCACCTCCTCCATCAATCTATACACCTACACTGACCACGATGAAATACCACCTGACCTGTGGGATTACATGACCAGTGTAGCGGATATAGACCATTCGCTGACTGAAGTTCCTATCAAGGAAATCAATGAGTTCCTTAACTTTGTTGAGACAGAGGGTGAGATGGGTCTCCCTGATGAGGAACTAGAAACAGTCTCCCCTGACCCTAGGCAGTTGGAACTAGAACTATGATAACCCTAACCGTGATGTCTCCACTGGAGGCAGAAGTGGAACACGATATCAAGAAATTCTACACCCGTACTGGCCCCTTCACCTTTACATGGGAGTGTCTCTCCCCCTGGGTCAAGGACCAGTGGACCAAGAAATTCTGGGCAGAGAAAGGGGTTACACCACCATGTGGAGATCAGTGATCCCTCTCTCTGAAGTATTGCGAATGGTTGATCTAATAAAAGAGATAAGTATTGACAAGTATTCGCAAGAAGAATACAGAGAAATAGTTAATCAACTTATGACCATGACGGTGGAAACAAAACAGGAGGATTTATTTTTATGAAAATATTAGCAGCACTACTCATGGTTGTGTTCCTGCAAGGGTGCCTGGGTACAATTAATCTAGGGTACGGTGCCTTTACCCTGGGTGCAGCAGCGGTGGGCGTTGTCGTTGACAGGTACGAAAAGTACCAGATTGAAAAAAGATTGGAGGAGTTAGAGAAACCACTTGACAAGAAGGAGTGAATGTGCAATGTATTATGTCGTAGGATTCTATGCAGTATTAATACTACTGATGACGATAGCCTTCTAGTCAGGGGGAAAGTCGAAGGGGAGGAGAAAAGGGATAAGTGCCGTAGTGGTTCTTGTCAATAGGATTGATGTGTCTAAACCTGTGCCACTGTCACTTCCCTTTTTCTCCTTATCTTTAATTATAATATATTAATATTAATTATAATAATAAATAATTTATTAATAATATTAATATATTATAACTAACCAGAAAGGATGATTAAAAAAAATGTTTGACAATCCAGAAGAAGGTTTGATAAAATCTCATCAACCATGTCCATGTGGTAACAGTTCAGATGCCTTTGCTTACTACGAGAACGGTGGTCATTGTTTTTCTGGTAAGTGTGAGAACGGTAAGAATAGATTTACAAATGCTGAATTAGGAATAGAGGAAGGAGAACAACAGAGGATGAACATGATGACAACAGGAGTAGAAGCACAGACAAAAGAATTAAGTCTTGGTGTGTCTTCTCCTATCGCTGATAGGAAGATTAGCAAAGACACCTGTAAACATTTTGGTGTTACTCTCAAGCTGGATCAGGACGGGAAAGAACTGAACCACTACTACCCTTATCATAATTCTTCTGGTGTTCACATCGCCAACAAGATCAGGGGCAGAGGTAAATCCTTTCTCTGGGAGGGAGCCTCCAAGGAGGTCACTCTCTTTGGACAGAACGTATTCACTCCTAATTCTGCCAAGGCAGTCACTCTGGTGGAGGGAGAGCTAGACGCGCTCTCCACCTACCAGCTACTAGGCTCCCGCTACCCTGTTGTGTCCATTCAGAACGGTGCAGGTAATGCTCTGAAGAGTTGCAAGGCACAGTACAAATACCTGGACAGCTTCGACACCATAGCCATCTGCTTTGACAATGACGAGGACGGTATCGCCGCCGCCAATACAGTGGCACAACTCTTTCCCAACAAGGCCAAGGTGGTCAAGCTCCACCTCAAGGACCCTTCTGAATATCTGAAGGAGAACAAGCACAAGGACTTTACCAACTGCTGGTTTTCCGCTGAGAGGTACACTCCCGCCAACATTGTCAGAGGTGAGGACCTTCTGGAAAGGCTTCTTAACCAACCCACACCCGATAGTCTTGAGCTACCCTGGGACGGCTTACAGGACCTGACCTATGGGATCAGGAAGGGAGAGATGTGGACCTTCACCTCCGGCTCTGGCATGGGTAAGACGCAGGTCCTGAGAGAACTGAGCTACCACATACAACAACACACCGAGGAGAACATTGGTCTCCTGTTTCTGGAGGACCCTCTGGAGGACGCTGCCAGAGGTATGATGAGCCTCTCCGCTGGTAAACCCCTCCACCTTCCCACCACTGTGTACACCCAGGAGGAATGGGACAACGCCTTCACCGATACCCTAGGCACAGGGAGGTATGTGTTCTTTGATTCCTTTGGATCAAACAACATAGACACCATTGTTAATACCATCAAGTACATGCGGTATGGTTGTGATTGCAGGTACATATTCCTAGATCACATCTCCATCCTTGTCAGTGACCAGAGCGCAGGTGATGAGCGGAAAGCACTGGACGAGATAGCAACCAAGCTCAAGACCCTGACCATTGAACTAGACATATGGCTGGGCATGGTCAGTCACTCCAAGCGTCCCGCTGGTAAGCCGCATGAAGAAGGTGGACAGACTTCGCTCTCTGAACTGCGCGGCACCGCTGGCATAGGTCAGTTGAGTAACATGGTCATAGGGCTAGAAAGAAATGGGCAGGACCCTGACCTGTACCGGAGAAACGTCACGCTGATGCGAGTACTCAAGAACCGCTTTGCTGGTCTCACTGGCCCCGCATGTCACCTACACTATGACAGAGAGACAGGGCGCTTGACACAGGTGGATGATCCTGATATAGACGAGGAGATTGATACCATAACAGAAGAGGACTTCGATGAAACGCATAGTTCTTGACATTGAAACAGATGGGTTCAACCCCTCGCACATCTGGTGCGTAGGCACAGAGGATGTAGAGACAGGAGAGACCCACCTGTTCACAGAGGATCAACGGTTTCTATTCAAGGAGTATATGAAAAATGCTGAAGAAGTTATTGGTTTTAATCTTTTACAGTTTGATCTGCCTATTCTTGATAAGCTCTGGGGTTTTACTGTACCAGTTGCACAAGTTACAGACGTTCTCATTCTCTGCCAGTTAGAGCAACCAGGAAGAGAGGGTGGTAATTCTCTTGAGGCATGGGGTGGTAGGCTTCGCCATCCCAAGATGGAGATGGAGAAGGAAGACTTCTACCGAGGGTACACAGAAGACATGGGACGGTACTGCGCCAATGATGTCTCCCTGACGGTAAAATTGTACAAGCACATCACTGATCTGATGACTGGTAGATTTAGCAAGGGTAGTATCAGACTTGAACATGATGTTAAATCTATAACATCTGAACAGGAACGCTCTGGGTTTTACATTGACGAGTTCCAAGCCATGTCTCTCAGTGCGGAGTTCTCTGAGAAACTTACAGAGATCACTGAGAAAATGCAGAGTATATTCCCACCGAAAGAGATACAACTCAAGACCAAGGTAAAGTATGAGCCGTTCAATCCTGGGTCTCGCAAGCAGATTGCAGAGCGGTTGATGGAGCGTGGGTGGGAGCCAGAGAAGCACACTGAGAAGGGTAATGTGGTGGTGGACGAGACTACTTTGGCAACCATTGACATGGACGAGGCCAAGGTTCTTTCCGAATACCTGATGCTACAGAAGAGAGCAGCGCAGGTTAAGTCATGGCTAGAGGCTATTAACCCAGAGACAGGGAGAGTGCACGGGAGAGTGCTCACACTCCAGACTATCACTGGGAGAATGGCTCACGCCTCGCCTAACATGGCGCAGGTTCCCGCTGTGTACTCACCATACGGGGAGGAGTGTAGGTCTTGCTGGACAGTACCCACAGATAAGAAAGTACTGGTGGGTATAGATGCATCTTCCATTGAATTAAGGATGCTCTGTCACTACATGAAGGACGAGGAATATACCACACAGGTTGTCTCTGGTGATATACACACCTACAACCAGATGTTGGCAGGACTACCCACCAGAGATCAAGCCAAGACATTTATCTATGCCACGCTCTACGGTGCAGGTGCTGCCAAGATAGGTTCTATCATTGGGAAGGGTGCATCGGAGGGACAGGAGATAATGGACAGGTTCTTTCTAAAGCTGAAGTCTTTTCAAACGCTCAAGACCAAGGTGACAAACTCTGCTGAAAAGAACAAATGGATTGCTGGGCTGGACAATAGGACCTTACACATCAGGTCAACTCATGCTGCTTTGAACACTCTGCTCCAGGGTGGGTCTGCCATACTGATGAAGAGAGCACTGGTGATCCTAGATCAAATGATAAGAGATCAGAAACTTCCTGCCATCTTTGTTGCCAATGTTCACGATGAGTGGCAATTAGAGGTTGACAAAGACTATGGAGATGTGGTAGGTAAGCTGGGAGTTGAGGCTATCAAGAGAGCAGGAAGTTACTACAAGCTACGTTGTCCACTTGATGGTGAGTATAAAGTTGGTGCCACTTGGGCAGAGACACACTGAGAAAGGAGGAACAAGATGGATATCTATACGCATACAGCGTTGGCTCTCATTGCAATTCTTCTCACGTACTTAATCACCGCTCATTTTTTGATGAAAAAATATATTGAGTACGGAGTAGAATATATTCTTACCAAACTGGAAAAAGAAAATCTTATTCGGGTAGATCACTCAGGTGATGATAAAAGAATCATGAGCATCCCTGAGATGCACCGTGAATTACATGACGAGAATGTTATTCTTAAGCGTAATGTTTATGAATTAGAAGAACAGTTAAATTCTGCCAGAAAAAAACTTGTTGACAAGACAGTTTGAATCTGGTATACACTCACCACACTAACTTAAAGAAAGGAGAAAATTAAATGGGAATCATTCAAGGCAAATCTTATTGGGCCAAACTTGACCCCAACAATCCGGCGCAGAAATACAACACCACTGCCAACACCGATAAGCAGTGGAGCATAGATGTTTCGCTAGACGAGGCAGCGGGAAAGGTTCTTCAACAGTTTGACATGGCAGCGTCTCTACGTGACGGCTCCACAGAAGCTGTAGAGGCAGGGGCAGGGCGCAAGCTCAACAAGAAACCTACTCTCCTGTACCCACGGGGGCATGAGTGTGATGACTTCTACTTCACGTTCAAGTGCAACGCCTTTGACAGGAACGGTTCTCCCAAGCGTCCTCCCCAGGTGGTGGATGCTGACAGGAACGACATCACCGGAACCCTTATAGGGAACGGATCACTGGTCAATGTTAAGTTTAACGAGTGGCTCAATCCCGCCACCAATAAAGTGGTTCTCTACCTCGCTGCTGTACAGGTGATACAACTTGTACCGTATGAGCGAGAGGGTGGCTTTGAGGTAATAGAGGGAGGGTTCAAGGGACAACCACAGAACACCTCCACTGTTACTGTTCAAGAAGATTTTGAATCTGTTAGCTTATAAGAAAGGAGGTAAATGAATGAAAGCAACTGCACAAAGTCGAGTGCTCCGCGCTCTTAAGAAGGGCAACAGAGTTACTCGGAAGACTAGCATTGAGCGTGGCTGGGCTGAGAATCTTACGGCGACTATCTCAGACCTACGGGAAAAGGGTCATGAAATTATACCCGTCCACGTTCCAATGCCGGATGGCAATGACTACACCCGGTATAAGTTGGTAGTCTGAGCCATGAACCAGAGCAAGATTAGTTCTCTTCTACAGGATATTGAGAAGAGGTTGGTCACGGGTGATTCTGTGGACGAGGCTAATCTTGCTCTCTTTCTTGAAGAAATGGGAGAGATCATGGAGAGGTTCTTCTCCGAGGGAAACTCCTACAGTACCAAGGGAAGAATGCGATTGTCAGCGGTGGGAAGGGAACACAGAAAACTCTGGTACGAATACCAGGGCTACGAGAAACCTGACTTGACCACCTCTAATAGACTTCGCTTCTGCTTTGGTCACATACTGGAAGCTCTCCTTCTTCTCATTGTCAGAGAGGCAGGACATTCGGTACAGAATTGTCAGAAGAAGGTAACAGTGAATGGAGTGGATGGTCATATTGATTGCACCATTGATGGAGAACTTGTGGATGTCAAGTCTGCTTCTCCGTATGGGTTTAAGAAATTTAAGGACGGTTCAATAACAAAAGGCGAGGACCCCTTTGGTTATATGTACCAACTAGGTTCTTACGCCAATGCCATGGGCAAAGACAGAGGATATTTTCTCTCAGTTGACAAGAGCAGCGGAGAGCTAAACTTACTCAATGTAAATCTAGCAAAGATAAATGCACCGGAAAGAATAGAGTTACTAAAGGAAACTCTTCCCCTTGATACGCCACCTGACAAATGCTACGAGGACGTTGAAGATGCAGTGGGTAACAGGAGGTTGGCAAGCGGGTGCAGGTTCTGTGATTTTAAAGTGGAGTGCTGGAAAGATGCCAACGATGGGGCAGGTCTTAGGAAATATAACTATGCCAGAGGACCAGAGTACTTTACTCACGTAGAGAAGGCACCCAGAGTAGAGGAAGATTTTCTATGACCAGAGTGGTTATAATGTCTGATGATGAGCTTAATTACTGCAAAGACCTAGGGGTGAAACGTCACATGGCAAAGCACCCCTCGTTCAGAGGTAAGAGCGTGGTTCCTACCAAGCAGTTGTACACTGGCGAGTCTCATGTACTAGGCATTCTAGGTGAGTATGCATATCACAAGATCACAGGCTCCAAGATTGATGAGTGTATCTACGAGAGAGGAGATGCGGGTTACGACTTTGAAGAGAACGGAGCAAAGGTTGAAGTCAAGGTCAGCACCTTTGGCCCATCTGATACAGAGTTGAAGATACCTAAGCAAGAATACGAGGAAAGAAAACCAGATGAGTATGTGCTTGTTTATATTAACAAGAACAATCTCAAAGATGTCACCGTGCTAGGAAAGATTAGCAGAGAAAACTTTGACAAGAAGAAACGCGAGAAACAATATGGTCCAAGGTATCCTGTTAATTATATCGTAGGCGCGGAGGACCTAGATGCACTGGACATTTAGAGATGACAAGACCAGAGTTCCGCAACCTGATGAGTACTTTGGTTTTGTATATGTGATCAGTAACAAGCTCACCACCAAGCAGTACATTGGGTGTAAGCAGTACTGGCAGATGCGTAAACGAAAGAAGCACAAGCCCTCCAACTGGCGTGTCT